GTCCCAGTGGGCCTCGGCACGATCGCGTCGACCGGGGGGCCTACCTCCGGTACTGCAGCGGAACCGCCACGCCCTCACGCCGCGCCACCCGCTTCAAAAGCTCCACACCTTTCGCGGTCAGCATGCCGGACTGCCGGTCGTGCATCTCGTCATGCACATCTCCAGCCAGACTGATCAGGTTCCACGGCTCCCACTGGTAATCCGGGAACTCCTCCCGAGGGAACACATGATGGACCGTGTCCGCCTGGATCCGCTTGCCGTAACGCTTGCTGATCTGGCACATATATCCGTCGCGCCGAAGGATGACGCTGCGCAGATGCTTCCATCTGCTCGACTGATAAAACGTGTCCGTGCGCTTCATTCTCCGTGATGCTCCCTCCCAAAAATATTTTATGAGGCATAGAAGCGCGGAGAGGGATAGCAACTCCGCGCCATGCTGTAGCCAGCGTCTATGCCTACTTCAAGCCAACCGGTCAGGCCAGCCCAAAGCCGATTATAGTTTGATCGCCTTTTTCCCCGTGAAGGTTTCCCAGCGATCAATCGCCGCATCCACGTATCGAGGATCCAGCTCCATGGTGTAGGCGCTGCGCCCGTTCTGCTCACACGCCATGATGGTCGTGCCGCTGCCGTTGAACAGATCCAGCACCGCGCCGCCCACGGGACAGCTGTTGCGGATCTGGTAATCGAACAGGCCGATGGGTTTCATGGTCGGATGGATCTCCGAGCGCGTCGGCTTGTCGAAGTCCAGGACGGTAGTCTGCGTCCTGTCGCTCAGCCAGGTGTGTGAAGCGCCGCCCTTCCATCCGTAGAGGCAAGGCTCATGCTTCCACTGGTAATCCTGCCGTCCCAGCACCAGCGCGTTCTTGTTCCAGATCAGGCATTGCCGGACCTGCCAGCCGATATCGTGACAGGCTCCCCGGAAGTTGTAGCCCTCGGAATCCGCATGCCAGATGTAAAAGGCCGCGCCGGGTTTCATCACGCCGTCGGCGCAGGCGAATGCGTCCCGGAGGAACTTCCGAAAGGCGGCGTCCTCCATGTTGTCGTTCTGGATGGTCAGGCCGGTGCCGCCCTCATAGTTCACGTTGTACGGCGGATCCGTCAGCAGGAGGTCTGCCGCCTTGCCGTCCATCAGCCGCGCCACGTCCGCCGGATCGGTGCTGTCGCCGCACATCAGGCGGTGAGCGCCCAGCTGGTAGATGTCGCCGCGCCTGGCCTTCGGTTCCTCCGGCAGCACGATGTCGGCGTCATCCTCCACGGCGGTGCTCAGCGGTGCGCCGTCCTCCTCACTGGTATCGGCCAGCTCGGCCATCAGCTCGTCGAAGCCGAAATCGAAATCGCCGAAGTCAACCTCTTCCAGCTCTCCGGCCAGCAGCTCCGGATCCCACTCAGCGATCTCGCCGACCTTGTTGTCGAGAAGACGATACTTCTTTTTCTGTTCTTCCGTCAGGCCGAAGACCTGTAGAACCTTGTCGCGCTTCACCCGGCGCTTCTTCAGCGCCTTGCATCTGGTCTCCCCGGCGAGGATCTGCCGGTTCTCGTCAATGACGATGGGCGTGATGTAGCCGACCTGTTCCATGCTCTCCGCGACATCGTCCACGGCCATGTCGTTGCGGCGCGGGTTCTTGTCGTAGGGCACCAGATCGGCTATATCAATCTCGATGTACTTCTTTTCCACGGTGTCTCTCCTCACTGGTATCGGCCATCGAGGACAGCCCGTGGCGACAGGCTGTAACGACGCGCCGGGTTAAGGAGAAACGGCATGGAACAGATCAGGGTCGGACTTGGCAGAACAACCCATGATAAAGGCGCGATCTTTCGACCGCGCCCGCGGGAGATTTCGCGTTTTGCGAAAATTTCCTGCCTACATAATAGCATATGTGTAAAGGCGTCACAACGACAACGATTCGGAGCCGAATTGACAAAAGACGGTGTTTTGTCAAGACCTCACCGGCCTGTGGAACCGAATCCGTTGTCGCCCCTGGCCGTCTCCGGCAGCGGCCCATCCACCTGTATCAGATCCACATACAGCACCGGCGTGACAACCAGCTGCGTGATCTTGTCCCCGCGATGCACGAAGAAGTCATCGCCGCCGTGGTTGTACAGCTTGACGATAATCATTCCCGTGTAATCCTCGTCGATTAGGCCGGTGGATGTAATCTCGTGCTGGGTGTTCAATCCGCTCTTTGACCAGATCTGGCCATCCGTATTCGGCGGGAGCTGCACATGGATGCCGGTGGGAATGATCGCGGATCCGTGCGCCCTGACGATCATGCTGATGGGGCTGCGGATGTCCAGCCCCGCGTCGGTCGGGTGTGCGCGTTCCGGCATGAATGCTCCCTCGTCAAGCACGACTTTCATCTGCATCGTCATCCACCTCCGCGAATACTTCCTCGACGCTGTCGCCGTCGATCATCCTCATAACCTCAAGCGCCATCGCCTTGTGCTTGAATGCCTTTGCGCCCTTCCTGCCATCGCCGTACACGCCGGTGTAAACATCGGTCAGTTTGCCGTGGCCGTCAAACTCGCGGATGTCGCTCTTGCGGTAGCTCATCAGGTAAAGGCCATCCTTCATGACCACATAGACCGTTTTCCTACTCATCGCCTTCACCGGCTTTCGGGTCGTAATCCCACAGCTGCGCCACCTCGTTTAGGGCATGGATGGAGTGGGCGACCACTTCATCCAGTTTCTCGGTCTTGCCCTCGTCCACCATGTTGACGATACCCATGTCACGGAGCAGAGCGCCCATCGTCATGATCACGCCCTGCGCCCTGGCCGTCGCTACCAAAGCTCTCTCCTTCGGTGTCATCATCGATTCGTACCTCCTTCTTGCAGGTCGGGCAAGTGTTTATACACAGATGCTTGCCGCAGATTATTTCCCGGCGATATTCGCCGGCATTCACGTCCCAGATGCAGCCACAGTCCGGGCACTCGAACCGCCGCACCGTGGTGATCCTGGACAGATCGCCCTCCCAGATGATCCTCATTTTGTGGCCTCCATCATCCATGCGTGGTCGTGAATGTTGCCCTTGATGGTGCTGTTGCCGAACGGGAACACGGCGAAGATGCTGCCCTTGTTCTTCCCGACAAATCGCGCATAGTGGTCGATGTAGCGGATGACATACAGCTTCTCGCCGTGCTGTACGATGTCGCCCTCATAGATGTCGTTGCCTTCGGCGTCCTGCTCTCCGATGAACTGTCCGAGGGTGTCGGCCTGCACCCGATAGTAGGAGCTTTCCATCACCGTCAGATTGCCGTCCTGATCGGCCCACGCATCACAGTGGCTTGGCGACTTCGGGAGGAAGAAGTCCGTCGTGTCGCCGCTGTGGAAGGAAACCAGGGTGCCGCTCCTGATCCATTCGCCGTTGTCCTGCCTCTTGGCTCTGAACTTAATCTCTCTCATTCCGACCTTCCTTTCTTTTCCTCGCGGACGATCTTCCGCATCTCGCTGATTGCCTGTTCCCGCTGCCTGTTGAGTTCCGCGATGTTCCTCTGGTAGAAATAATCCAGCACGGCCTTCTGCTGATCCAGCCAGTCCAGATGGCTCTCCACGGCTTTCTTGCGCTCCTGGAGGCTCAATGCCTTTACCAGCTTCTCCTCGTCAGGCATCGGCTTCACCCCAATCATAGCGGGAAAACCTATCGTATCCGTCCAGGAACCGAACGTCCGTCGGCTTGACGATCTTCACCTCGCCGCTGCGGAACTCGATCACAGCGGCGACGTTTTTCCATCTGCCGACCTGTTTGCCGTCCTCGATGTTCGGCTTCTCCACGTCAGCCCAGCCATGAAACAGGGCCTGTGCTCCGTCCACGATGCACTGGCGCGGCTCATCGGTGTATCCCACTCTGCGCACCTCCTTCCTCCATCTCGATGTAAACCGGCTGCTCGTGCTGGTCGGCTCCCACCACCTTGAAGCGCTCCGGGTGTTCCTCCGGGTGGGCGCAGGCTCCATGCTTCGCAAAGATCGGATTGGTGGTGCGCGTACAGGCCGCAAGCAGCGGATCTCCAAAGCAGCAGCCCTCGCGTCCGGCGCACGGTGCGCGACCATCGCATATGTAGGCGATATTCATGTTCACACCTCCATCTTCATCTGTGTCTGCGTCTGCTGCCGCCGGCTGGCGGTCTGCAGATCCAGTATGCTCATCTGGTCGAGTATGACGGAATCCAGCATCTGCTCTCTGGCGGCTTTATAGAAATTCCTGTCGATCTCAAAGCCGTAGGCGTGGCGGCGCATCTCCGCTGCGGCTCTCAATGTACTGCCGGACCCGGCGCATGGATCTATGACCACGTCGCCGGGATCCGTGAAGATGTCGATCAGCCGCTTGAGCAGCTTGACCGGCTTCTGCGTCGGGTGAATCTTCGGGATGTTAGGCCCATCCCGCTCCCAGGGCATCCAGTTGAAGATCATCTTCCCGTAGTTGTTGAACTTCGGGAGCCTGTCACGGTAGAGCACCAGAGCGTGTTCCGTCGCACCCACGATCTTCATGTTTGCCTTCAGCACCTGGGGCGAATAGTTCTTGACGAATACCAGAGGGATGTACTTTCCGAATCCGGCGTCCGCCGCCCAATGGATCACGTCGTTCTGCTGCTGATAGGCGCAGAACACGATCATGCACGGAGCGCCGCCCTTGCCCTGCTTCGGCTCCGGCTTCATCAGTCGGGAGCAGAACATGAAATACTCGGAGATGCGGAAATAGCCGTCGCTGTTGAAGAAGCTGGACTTGGCCTTGTCGCTCTCGCCGTTCCTGTTGTCGCCGCCGATGTACCACATGGGATTGGAGCCGTATGCGGCATCCCCCAGATTGTAGGGGATGTCCGCAATGATCAGCTGCGCCTTCTGGATCGGATAGCTTTTCCAGTTCTGGAAGCTGTCGTGATACAGTTCACACTTCATGTGCTTGCCTCATGTCAGGTATTCAAGCTCCGTGCGGATGTCCTTCGGGATGTTTCCACCAAACACATAGCTGTTCTTCAGAATGAATTCGTTGTAGCTGGCCGCTGTCTGATTCGCTCTCATTTTCGCCTGTTCGCCCCAGCTGCGCTGTTCGGCGCTTTCGCTGGATGCGTACTGCTCATATTTGAGCTTATCGGAGGTGTAGGACGCGATCATCGCCCTGCAGCTGTCCTCGACCTTCTTCCGGGTGCTGTATCGCGTGGCATCGTCCACCTTCTGGACGGCGTACTGGTTGGCGTTCCATACGCCTCTTCCAATCGGATTCCAGGCCACGAACAGGATCGCGATCAGGAGCGCCACTCCCAGCGCTATGCATAATTCTTTCATGTCAGCTCTCCTTCCAGGTCACGACGGGATTCTCAACCTCAAAGGGAATATCCGAATAGAGGTATGTGCCGGTCCATTCGATGTATTTGCCATCCGGCGTGAAGAAGAAGATCCCGCTGTCGTTCTCGCCGTAGCTGCCGTCCACGTCGGCCAGCCAGTTGTTTCTGTATGTCGAGGATGAGCCGGTGGCGATCTCATAGTAATCGCTGTCAGCGGTCAGGTAGCTGTTGAGGCTGCTGACCTTCCCATCGACCACAAAGCGATTGACCACGGATCCGCTCTCGGTGAACAGCACGATGTATCCCAGCGGCCTGTCCACCCGGCAGATCACGGATGCGGCCTTCTCGCGCTGGCCGTTCACCCAATAGGCGCGGCGGATCAGGTTGAAGCGTTCCAGGGAGAAACTGATGTCGGTGGGCGTGGGCTGGGATTGTGCAAGGGAATCGGCCACAGCCTTGGTCTTCTGCCTGTCAGCTTTGGAGCCGGTGGGCGCGGAGGGTTCATCGCAGGCGGTCAGGGAGATGCAAACTCCGATCAGAATGACAACCATCAGAATCACAGAAAGTATCTTTTTCATGGGTGTTTCCTCCTTATGGTTTCTTCGTGCTGTATTGCTTCGGCGGCACCAGCTCAATCACGATGCCGTCATCGCCTTTGCCAATCAATACACTGGAGACCGGGGCCTCCAGCTCGGCGGGACTGGCTCTGCACCTGACCTCCGTGAAGCCGGTGTAATACTTCTTCTGCCGACAGGGGAATTGCACGGCGACTGTGACCGGCTCCGAAAGGGAATCGACATAGCGCAGCCACTCTTGAAGCGTGATTCTCGTTTTCTTCATGGGCGCTCCATCTCTGCCCGTAGGCTGTCCTTGATCGTGTAGTCAACGCCCCACTCTTTGCAAAGCGCTTCAACATCCAGTCCGAACGCTTTCCAGTCGATCACTGACTTGTGGTAATTCAGCTTGCCAATCTTGATTTTATCCACGATGTTTTTGCAGCCGTGGATGCTGTAAATCACAGTCCGTGCGTCGAGTACCGGCTCATACGATACCCACGTCCTTATTCCGCGCCTGTTTGCCTTGGAGATCTGGCTGAAGCGCGCTTGACTTACCTGCGGCTCTTCAGAGCCGTCGATGGTTATGCCAAACCAATCCTCGCTGTCCAGCAGGTCAAAGTCTCGCGGAGCGTCAACTCCTTTGGTAAGGATTTGGACGTGGTTCCCGTGCTCCTTCAACAGCTTTATGATCTCCCGCGTCGGCGTGGTGTCATAGCCAGTGGGGTAGGGATCGCAGGTGAAGCACAGATGGATCAGCTTGCCGGTGATCTGTTCCTTCTCCAGCTGCCGGCGCGTGGCTTCGATGATGCCGTCTCTGGGCTGGACGTTGTTATGGAACGCCTCGCGGTCACGGCGCAGCACCGATGGGGCGAAGCAGTAGAAGCAGCGGTGAGGGCATCCCGTGTAGATGTTGAGGGCGAGGTCGCCGTATTCCTTCGCCGCGCCTCTGGGTTCATAGATCGGTTTCATGCGTCTACCTCCTGCGGTTTGAATACGACATTTGAAAAGTCGCCGCCATCTGCGAAAATGACATCGGTCGGGTAGACCTCTTTCATCTGGCCTTCTTCCAACTCTACCAGCCCGAAAACCTCCCAGAGTTGACCACCACCGTGTCCACCAACCATCATGCTGGGCGCTGAGACTTTCGCTCGGTTGATCCACTGGTGGAACATTGCCTTTTTGCCATCAATCCAACACGGACGGCGTTCTGGTCGAATAATGAATTCCGATTGCGCCATTGCTATTCCTCCTCCGGCACACCCAGAACCTTGTCACGCGCTTCCCTGATGGAATCCGCATAGATAAGGGTTATCTTGCCGTCATCAAGATTGTGGATGCCGTACAGCCTGTCACCATGATCGTAAATCCGAGCATGGCCGCTCGGTTCCAGGGCGCGGACGCCGAGGATTGTTTCCGCATAGCTGTGCGCCAGCTTATCAAGTGCCATTTTGAATCTCGCCATTATGTGCCCTCCTTCGGATCAATCCCCACATAGTCATATCCATCCTGCATTTCCTCCTTACCCTGCATCTCGAACGCGGAATTTGACCAATACACGAGGAGCTATTCTGTATCGTTCATCCTGTTCAAGGAGTTCAACGGAAACGATATGCCATGACGCGCCATGATCATAAGACTGGTATTCCATTACGTGGGCGATACTCGTTGCGACCTCAATCGCTTCTTCATCGGTTGCATCAAGTACCTCGAATATATACCCAAAGCAGGAGTGCGCACGCTCATAGAGAATATCCCGTCCATCAACCTTCAGGCGAAGTCGAGTTGGGACAATTTCATCTTTTGGAATGTAAAACTCAGTCGCCATCCTGCACCCTCCTGTTCCAGGCTTCCTTTGCCTTGTTCGTCGCGCTGACGATCTGCTCGTAGGCTTCATCCGGCTCCTGACGATCCATGCTCTCGACCATCGATGAGCCTTGCGAGTAACACGTCTGGCACTGAACGAACCAGCAGCGCCCACAGGTGCGGTCATGCTCCAGCACGACCTTGACTTTCTCACTGCCGCAAAACGGGCAAGGCTTCAGCTTACTCATCGTCCTCATCCCCCTTGGCCACCATCGCGGCCTTGCCGATCACATCGTACTCGCCGTGCTTGATGCGCAGATATGCGTCGCCCTGCATGGGAACGTGGAGATATGCCTGGACGCCCCAGCTTCTGACCTCATCAACGATCATCAGGCATCCAATCCAACCCTTGTTGCCGCATCTCTCATTGATCTGGATGACATCGTTCTTCTTCACCTTTTCCATAGTGCGCCTCCTAATTCATGCTGCCGCCCAGGCTGGTCTCACCGATGCAATGTGCATTGGCCAGTGGGTGCATCAGGTCGAACGGGGTCTTGGCTGCGGTCTCGCCGCTGGAATAGTAGACAAACGCGCCACCCTTGACCACGCGCTTGATCTTGCCGATCTCGTACTTGTCGCCGTTGTGATAGATGATCAGCTGGCCCTCCTTGAATTCCTGCATTTCCTTACCTCCTCGTTTATTCTTGCTCCAGACGTTCCTCTAATCGTCTGTAGCATTCTTCACATCCGTAAACGTCGATCATGCTGCACTGAATGTAGCCGTCCTGATACTTGACCACCACGCCCTCCAGGCAATCCTGCACGACGGCCTTGTCCGGCTCATAGCGTATAAAATCAGGGCAGCTATCCACCGGATAAAGCGCACCGCCCCGGCACCAGTGCGCCTGTTCGCCGGGTTGGTCCCAATCTGTCCACTGCCTTCGCACAGGCCCCGGCCACGGATCCACCTTTGCCCTGTGCTCGTCCCAGCAGCCACCGTAAGGGCAACGCTGTGACCACCAGAGCAAACAGGACCGACAGATGCAATCTTCGCAGAAGCCCGTATCTATCACCCGCCTTTAAGAATCTCAAGTATGGCTTTCTCTGCCGCCCTTGTTCTCCGGGCTTCCAGCCGCTTCACCGCCGCATCCAGGGAGCAGCGGTGGCGGCTCATGACCTGGCGCAGCGCGTTGACCGTGGTGCCGTGCTTCTCGGCAGCTTCCCTGACGGTCATCTTCTTTCCGTTCACCCGGTGCTTCTCCGGCTCCTTGCCACTTCCGCGCTTGGGCGCTCCTTTGAAGTGGTCGTATGCCGCTTCCAGGGTGGGCTTGTTGCCGTTCTTGTCGCGGTTGGCGCTGCGCCAGTTGTCGATGCTGTGCGGCTTGCAGTCCAGCTCCTGTGCGGCCTGCTGCACCGTCATCCAGCGTCCGTGAACAAGGTGTCGCGGCCACCGATCATGATTGGTCAGCAGCCGCCCCTCGCGGAACATGTTCACGATCACCTGGTAGCTGATGCCACCCATCTGACTGCGGCGCTGGATGAGCCATCTTCTGGTCACACCCAGCATGGCAGCGATCTCGTTGACCGTCATCTGCTTGCCGTCGATCAGGTGTAGTGCAGGGCGACTGCCACCCTTCTTTCCGTCCATGGCGTCACTCTTTCGCGGCGATGAAGCCGGCGAACAGGATGCACACGCCCAGGAGCATGAAATCCGTGGGAACGTCGAACAGTGCGACCAGAACGGAATAGATCGCAGAGGACACGATCAGCCTAAACAATGCTCCCATCCTGTTTCACTTCCTCTTCGTCATCCTCCCATAACGAGGATCCTTCTTCGTATGCCCTTTCCCAGGGATAGAGATTGATGCGCCCACAGGTATCACAGATCACCTTGCGGCGCGGGTATTCGCAGCCGTTGAGATGTCCAGAACCGCCGCAAGCGCCGCACACATAGTACGGAGTGCCGCCGGGGGTTATGAAAGCACCTTTGAGTTGCTTCCACCTTCCGATCACGCGCCGCTCGTAACGGACTACGACCTTTTTTACAATGTCGTACATGGCCAGCAGCTCTTTAGTGTCCTGGACAAGATCGCAGTTGGCGCAATCACGATTACAGGAATTGCCGTCGTTCCGAAGGATGCATTGCCGTTCGCATTCAAGCAGCTCAATGATTCGATCCCTTTTCATTCCCATCTCACCGCCTGTCCGCATCTTTTACAATAAGCCGCTCCTCTTTCAATCTCCGCATCCCACAGCACCAACCCGTTTTCACAACACTTAGGGCATTCGGGATGCTCAACAGAAACCTCGTTGCCCTCAACAACGTACCGAAGAATTGTATAATGCGGCGTCCTCGGCTTCTGGGCTTCCAGCATTTCTCGCGCTTTTCGCATGAGATAGGCATAGAATCGAATATCCAGATTGGTTATGTCCTTGCGGTCACGCATATAGGTTGAACAATAGCCCAGCTCCGTCACAACATCCCGCGCATGCCATCGGTGCTCATCCTCGGCGATCATTTCTTTTGTTATCCTCATTCCCACTTCACCGCCTCCCTCTGCTCGTCATGAGGAACGGAATCCCAAACGCGCCATGTCCTGCCGTAGTCATCCAGCTTGTACCAGTGCATTCTCCCGGATGGGTCGGCCATGCCCAGCCGTTCGCCGGTGATCCCCATTCCCTTCTGAACCATATAGGCAAGCACCCAGCCCCGATAGAGGTCTTTGTGCGTACTCTTTACATCGAGCCAGACCGGGATCCGTGTCAGCTTGCGTACAACCTCGACTGACAATACTTGCGGCTCCTGCACCTTCAACAGCTCCGTCGCGTCGTTAATCAGCGTCTGGAGCTGATTGATGCCGATGCTGTTGATGAAGCACTGGTCGTCGTCCAGCCCGCAGGCTACGGCATGGATACCGTTCAGCCTATTGATCACACTTTGCCGGTCAGGCACCCCTGCGCACCTCCCCGTCGTTGGTGATGGTACACAGGACGTGTCCGAACCTGTCGATCACCGACACGCCGGTGATGTGGCTCTCCGTTGCACACTTGATCGCATTCTCTACTGTTGAGAATCGGCGCGCCCATTCAAAGCTCCTGGGAGCCTTAAAGATTGGGGTAGGGGAAAGATTGCGGCTCTGGCCAACTGCGACACCGTGCAGCAGGAAATTGTCATCGTTCTTCCTGATGTAGTAGAACTGGATGGGCCTCTTATTAAGCCTCATAGCGCCTGCCTCCCTCGTACTTGATGATCTCCGTCTTCAGCCCGTATCGGTCCGCAAGCAGCTGGCGCATACGGATGGCCTGACGGACGGTCTGGAAGCCTTGCGCCTCGGACAGGCGACGCGTGGTCTCCGCTGCCGGGTGGGTTTCGCCTTCGCCGGTGTCCCTGGTTCCGGCCTGCTTCAAGAACGTGCCTCGGTTGCGCACCTTCAAGAAGAACCGGCTGTTATTCCTCATTCTCTTCGGTGTCATGCTTCTCACCATTCCTTTCGTGCTTCATCTGCTGTGTGTTCTCTCTGGATTCGATGGATAACGCACCGTCGATGCCGAACAGCTGCACGGTCATATCCCGCACCAGATTGGCGCGGCGGTATCTGCAGGCCCTCTCTGACCATTCGATGCCGATGTAGCTCAGTGCCTCCGAGATCTCGGCAAAGGTGTACGGCTTCGCGTCTATGCCGCGATCCTCACCGTTCGCATCCTCTCCGAAGTAATACATCCTGATGATGATGAACTCCGGGCGCTTCTCAAATAGCCTGACCACCGCATCCAGCTCGGCAAATCGCGTCATTGAGCGAATGAAGGAGTTTTCCTTGGACTGTACGAACAGCTCATTGATCTCAACCTTGTCACGCAGTCCCAGACCAGGCGGGGGAGCCACGCTGATGTCGTGGCTCTTGGCGGTGGGGAAGAAGCCGTAATCCTCCGGGTGCGCCTCCATTCGCTTCATGTTTTTGTAGGCGCGGAGAAGGCGCTCCATTGCGCGATAATGGTTCGTGTTCGCCATTCGGCGCGAGATTTTCAAGCCCTCGCACACGCCGTCCAGCGCCGCATCCTTCACTTCTTCGAGCATGGTTTTCTTCTTGTCGCTCATTTTGCCATCCCCCAGAAAATCATCATGATGGCCACCAGGACGCCCACCAGCCATCCCATGTGGGTGAAATAATCGGCGTCCCGCCGGTGGCGTCTGTACCAGCGACGGATCGGAACCACGAACCACAAGTATCCAGTCGCCCAGATCACGGCGTAGATGTTTATCAGCTTATCGATCATGGCTTGCCGCCTCCTTCCTGGTGCCCTCCACGAATTTCACTCGCCTGCCCTCAAAGGTTCTGGCAAATTGCTCGGCATCGGACATCGGATGCGCTCGGCCCACGGACTTTCCCCGGCGAAAAGCGTCGGCGCAGTCGCTGGCCTGCTGCATGATCCCTGCGTCCTCCTGGAGGCGGGAATAGGCGCTGCGCAGCTTTGCGATCTCGCCGTTCTTCTTCGCCTCCACCGTCTGCACCGCTCGTTTCACCTCCATGTTATGGAGGGTCAGCGCCCCGGCTCCGATTACCACTCCCGCCGTGAACAGCAGGATGCCTCCGATCACACTCATACAATCTCCTTCATCTGGCGGGGTTGCCCCGCACAGTCCACTCAAAATGATTCGATATGCGGATGATACTCGGCTCGGATCATCCGCTCCCGGTATTTCATTGCCGTGTCCCACTTCCGAAACCTCATGGCATAGCGCCCATCGGTGTCGAAGAAGTAATGCTCGTTGTGTTCATGCGCGATGATGTCCCGCAGATAGAACTTGGTGCCGCCGTCGGTGATGTAGATCCGATACTGCACATCCGGCGGTGGTTTCCTGTTCATGTCCTGATCACGTCCGGGAACCGCGCCGCCATCTCCTGCATCAGAGGGATGGCGACCTCTGCGGCCTGCGGATGCGCGGGGCCGGTGGTCTGCCGCGCCCTCATGTCAAAGAAGTGATCCCAATGCCCGAGGGTGCCGGTCATGACCAGCTCCGCCTTGGTGCTCTGCGGTAACACCGTTCTGGCCTGCTCGGGCTTCAACCCCAGCCGCTTCTCATGGACGTATGCGGTATCCGCGCTCATGCATTGCCGTTTCCAGAGGTCATACGGCTCGGTGTGCTCTGTCATGAATGACGGCTCGATCACGGTGATGCCATCGCCCTGCTTGCCGTTGCTGTAATCGCAGTAGCGGGTGGATTCCTGGGCGAAGGACATGACGCGATGCCGCACAAACTCATGGGTCACGCCGCGATCCACGATGAAGCGCACCGTCTGGCGAAGATGCACACGCTTTTCCTTGAAGCCCTGCAGGTCGCTGTAATGGATCTGTTTGATCCTGGTATCCATCTCGCGCTCGTCATCGGGGAATAGGTCGGCGGTGTAGATCGAATCAATCGCGCCGGTGAAGTAGTAGGCGGCACCGCACCGGCTGGCCAGCAGCTCCCGCCACGCCCTGATGTTGCCGCTGATGATGGGACGCTCGTTGATGTTCGTCCAGCTCAGCAGCGGCACATCGTCGCCGTTCTCCATGAGCCGCCGGAGGGAATAGACGATGTTGTCCAGGATCTTGTAATCGTCCAGCAGGAATATGTAGTCGCCATGTTCCAGCATGGCCTCATGATGGCGCTGGATCAGCATCCGCACGATCCGCTCGGCGCTGCCATCGGCGATCTTGTCCTCGGTCTTGTAGCACGTCCGCGCCGCCCTCTCGATGATCGCCAATCCGCCGCGCTTCTCGTCGCGCTCCTCGATCATGTATCCTGGCTTGATGATGTTCATATCTCCGTCAGCTCCTCCCTGGCGTATTCCCGTGCCGGGATCACGTACAGCGTCGCAAGCTGCGTCTTCTTGCCTTCATCGTCAATGTAGTGGATGATGGCATTCCTTCCGACCTCAAGCGTCATGTTTTTCGGTCCGTAGCCCTTCTGCCACGCCCTGACATGTTCCTCGACCTTGCGGCGGTCACGATCCCACTTGACAAGGTCAGCGGCTCGATTCAGCTGCTCCGGAGAGGTGATCGAGTAGACTTTCACGGCTTTTCACTCCCTTCCTGGTGTCCCATTGTGTGTACTCTGGTTCTGCGTCTGTGATGGTGATCTCCACGCGGGGATTCGTCTTGTCCCAGAATACCCGGCTCCCGTCGGTGCTGGCGATGATGTTGCGGTTGTCATCCATGAGCACCCTGGCCTTGACCAGGATGTCATGGATGGCTTCGTTGAGGTTGGTGAGGTCGATAGGCTGTCGGGTTTGCACATAGTACACGGCCTTCACGTTGACCGGCGTATCGATGTGCCGCCGGTAGTTGCCGGTGATCTGCCGAAGGCAGTCGGCCTCATAGTCCTCGTAAGCTGCCGATGGCAGGATCATGGTGTACTTCTTGCCCTTCTTGCTCTCGGCGGTGATGGGGCGCTGGCTGTTCTTCTTGGTTCGAGGTTTGCCATAGAGTGTGAACGTCAGCGGATTCAAGAATACTCACCCCGATCCATGCGCTCCATGTCATCATAGAACACCATATCGAACCACTTGATCTTGTCGCCGTGTTCTGCATTCAGCCAGCGGTAAAGGCTGGTGTTGCAATCATCCGTCGCCCAGCCACAGCAGCCATCCAAGGCAACCGGGCATCCGTGGCACTCGCTCGGGCCACCCAATGGCGATCTCCCGTCCGTGACGCTGCAATGGTTTTCATGGTCAGCGAAGTAGCCGAGCACAATCGCCATCTGCTTCTTGTCCAGCGTCTGGATCCATTCCCAGTTGGTCAATGACATCCCTCCTTTGTGTGTTGTGTTGGCGCACGATGGCGCACGATGGCGCATGATGCACCTCCCATCGCTGCTGGCCTTTTCCTTGTCGGATCCGGGCTTTTCAGCTCGCCTCGTGTCTCCGCCGTCTCAAAGCAAATCAATGCGGCTCCGTATCGGTTCAGTGCGACCGATTCCTGTCGTTGCCATGTCGAAGCATCTCTGATCGTTTCCTCTCTACGCCCATCCTTTCCGCAGCTCCGCCGATCGCCTCCGATCCCATCTCTGCCGTGGCTTCTCGCCGCTGATCTATTCCGTGGCTGCTCGGCTCAACTCGAGGCTTTGCCTTGCCATTCAGTAGCTTCTCGATGCGCTTGGATTCCCGTCCCATCGCTGCTTCGCCGTCTCACTGGTGGTCGGTTCCAAGCTGTGCTATTCCATCTCCGCTCGTGTCGTAGTGTGTCGCCGCGCCTGCATGCCTTTTCGTCTCTCATCTTCTCGGCTCCACGCTCCGCCATCTCAGCACTGGTCAAGTCAGAGCCCTTCAATTCCACCTCCATTCCGTTGCCTGTCAGCTCATCTCCGTCTGCACCGTTCATGGCCATTCCCTTGCATGTCGCATCGGTTCGGTTCTTGGCTAATCCGTCTCATATCTACTGGATGTGATGCTCTTCCGTATCAAGTCATCTCCGCTACAGTCAGCGCCGATCCGTTTCTCTGCTTCTCTATTCTCCGCTAAGCAAGGCGGATCAAATCCGTTGCTGCTCGTGTCCGGGCGCTTCCGGCTATGCTCAGCGTTGCCGTATCAAATCTTAGAATCTTATCTCCAAGCTCTTCCATGGCTTCTCTTTGCCTTCCTTGCAGGGCCATTCCGCATCCGTTCGGATCCTTGCGCCTCCGCTGGCCTCGTTTCCAATTCTGCTCATTTCGGCTCCTGTCCCAGCCTCTCCATAGCTCCGTCATGCCTATCTGGGCGAATCGGTTCTCCGCAGCGCCGTCTCACATCGTATCTCTTCGGTTCGACTCCGTATCCGGTCAGATCAGGTTCCGTCCCAACATCTCAAAGCCCTGTCCATGCGACTCAAACAAAGCCGGGCTGATCACCTCCGTTGCTTTTCGAGTCCTTTCGATGCGAATCCGCTCACGTCAAAGCCCTGGCCGTTCAGCGCCGCCTGCGCCGATCAGTGCCGTTCTGGATCTGCTCTATGCCCATCAGCTCTCTTCCACACAAATCCATATCTGGACGCTTCGCCTATTCTCGTCTCCTTGCTTTTCCGCTTCGTCTCAAATCAGGTCGAGGCATCGCCGTAGCTGTTCGCCGCCAGTACGCGCCACACGTATCCACTGCCTCTCCTGACAATGAGAATCACTGCTGCGCAGCGCCGTTGCCACGCTCAGATTGTCTGGTCTATTCAATGCCCTTGCGGGTCGGCGCTGCTGATCTGCGCTTATCCCTGGTACTCGGCCTTGTTGCCGCCGATCACGTTGCCGTCATCGTCCAGCTCCTCCCAGTAGTACCGGCCTTTGCCGCTGTTGCGCCACTGGGCCAGCCCACGCCGCAGACCGTAGTCCAGGCACTCCCGCACGGCCTTTTCCAGACTGTCCTGCAGAATCTCGAAGGTGAACTCGATCCAGCTGCCGGCGGGGACGGTCTCGCTGTGCGCCAGCGCGACGCGATCACCCTGCGGACCGGAGGCGCGGAGCGGCCTCTGGCAGTCGCCGATGTCGCCACCCAGGTGGATGGGGATCCGGCGCTCCTTTACAAAGATCAGCCCGTCCACGGCCTTCTTGTAGCTGGTCACCTTGCTGCATGCCGTGTTCGTCACCTTGCGCAGCATCCCGATGGCATCCTTCACCATGCCGCGCAGCTGGTAATCCCAGAAGAACAACGTCCCGTCATCCATGCGGGGGAAAACCGTCTTCTGCTTCTCCACGACCTCCTCCACACCCACGGCCTCCACTTCTTCCTCGATGCTGGGGGCGTCCGGGGCCTTGCTGGCGATGAATTCCTCATGCACTTCCTTGCTGGTGGGCATCATGCCCAGGGCTTCCTCGGTCAGGGTCAGGCGAACATTTATGGTCTTCATGTAGCATTTCCTCCTTGATTTTTTATGTTCAAACGGTTCCTCACCCGTTTGTGTCGATCAGTACTTGCCGTCCTTCACGGCGTCGATGTATTCGTCGTAGGTGTTGAACATGGACAGCTGTCCGGACGCCTCGTCGCGGCTGACGATGTGGTGGGTGCCGTTATCGTCCATGACGATTTCCTTCTGCGCGGCCTTGTTGATCACGTCAACCTTGCAGCTGCCCTTTGACTGGATGGAATAATTCACATCCGCGCCGATCTCGATGTTCATCGCGGGACGGGTGCCCATGGGCGCGTTGTTGTCGTTGATCACGTCCTTCATGGTGCTGAAGGTCAGCTTCAGCGTCACGGTGCCGCTGTTCAGCTCCTTCTCGATCATCTCGTCGATGACCCCGTTCATGGTGATGTTCAGCGTGTTCCGCATCACATCAAAATCAGGATTGTTGATGCTGATTTCCGTATCCTTGCTATACCTGATCCGCATTTCATTCATTTCCTTCTGCCTCCTCTAAAATGATGTCTGTTATCTTCATCAGCCCGATGAAGCCGAAGCCCATCAGACCGACCAGGCCGACCAGCTGGAGGATAAATGCCAGCGTCCTCATCGCCGCCCACATCGTGGGAATCATCCTTTCCGGCATGATCTGTCTCCTCACACCACGGTGCTCATCGCAAACCGATGGTTTCTGCTTCTGTCCCTGCCGACCATCATGGAGAACTCGCCGCACCGCTCCGCGATCCTGCTGGCGGTGGCCTCGTCCATGTCCGCCAGCTCGTTGATGTACCACTCGCTGGACAGGATCGTAGGCTTCTTGTTGATGTAGCGGTAATTGAGGATCTCAAAGGCCAGCCTCATATCCGCTGGCGTCGGCGGCTGTCGGTTGCCGTTGCTGTCGGCTACCGGCTTGAAGAAGTCATCGAAGTACAGGACGTCGATCTCCTGCAGCTTGCTGACCTCGTTTCCATAGTCCTCGGCATCGTTCACCAGGGCTTTCAGCTTTTTGCTGATCTGGGGCCACACGGCGTAAATCACCGGCATCTCGTACAGGAGCTTTCCCGCCACCGCCGTGCAGACGTGGGTTTTACCGCATCCAGGCTGTCCTCCGATGTAGAGCCAACGCCCAGCTCTGACGCCCTCCGCCAGGTATCGATGGGCCATGTCCACCATCTTCTGCTGCCACTGTTCTTTCACTTCGAATCGCTTGAACGTGTACTCTCGGATGCTGTTCTCCAGGCCGCTGCGCTTCAAGCGCCAGATGCTCTTGCGGATCCCCATGCACTTGCACGGCAC